ACGATACGTAGTTCTCTATTACGTATAGTAGAACTACGTATCGTACCTGTGGCTAGTATAAACTACTTAGAGTAGAACTACGTAGCCTAGCTGGTCGGTGTGTATGCGAGTGACTGAGCTTGTCGAAGGAGCGAGCAACGTTACCAAAAGGTAACAGACCCTTGCGGTGTTACCAAAAGGTAACAGTTACCAATTGGTCGCGGTTCAAGTGGTGGGATGCCCTGCCAGGTACGACCGGAGGGGTCTCCGATCAAATTGGTCGCCAGTGCGATAGGTGTGTGATTTTTACCACACCCCCTGGGGTGGGGCAAAAAAGCGAAGCTTCCTCTCTGCGTATATACCCTTACACACAATTTTTGGTTCAGGGCACCTCAGGGTTTCTACCTAAGTTGTTCGGGTCCGAAGACGAACCCTCACATACTCACCGACAGGCCAGAGTCCGAAGGAGACCCCCCAAAGGGGTCGACTGTAACCTATTGATATAAAAGGAATTCCAAAAAGTTTACATAGATGTTACACAAAACGGTTGGATGAAACCCCGTTTTTTTGCACTATATAATAAGGGGTCTTTTTTGAAGACCCCTCATTGTAGATTAGAAGAGGTGTCTCTAAATGATAACAGAACTCAAAAATCCCATTTGGGATGCATTGGAATTAACCACCGCAGATTTCAAGAGGATTGGGCGAAAGGTCATTGAAAAGCTGGAAGACAATATTACCAACGGGTCGTCCAATGATGCCCGTCAATCAGCGATTGCCCTGGCCGATATCCTCAAAATGCGTGGGGATCAGAACCTCACGATTGAACAACCCCTTGTCGTAAAGATGCCAGATTATGGAAAAAGTGAGCCTGTATCCAGAAGACCATCCGCTACACGAAAGCCGAGGAAGCAAACGAGATCGGTTCGAGTACGAGATGACGACACAACTCAACAGCAACCGGCATGAACAACAGATAAGTCGGGAACAGTACGAATTCTTACAAAAGGAGTGGAGGCGTGGGTTTGATGAGAACGCTCGAAAAGAAGACTTTGAGCGACGTTCCATCGAATCGTGGGAACATTAGGAATGATGAGTGGGACGAAGAAGAGTATAATAGTGAGAACATCGGCACCATCATGCCCATCAGTGAGAAGCCGATTAAGAATATTAAACCCATGGCGAAGATAGGATTTGAATGCCCGAAGTCACCTTCCGCTACAACCCGTGGCCCCACCAAAAAGCGTTCTTCCAAGCCCTCGATGAAGGGCAAAAAAGGCTAATCCTCCTCTGGCCTCGTCGTCACGGGAAGGATTTGACAGCGTTTAATGGCTTATTGAGAAAGGCCCTCCAGCGGGTCGGGTCCTATTACCACTTCTTCCCCACCCTCAAGTTAGGGAAGAAGATCCTCTGGAATGGCATGGATGCCGAAGGGGTCAAGTATATTGACTATGTCCCACCGGAACTGATCCGGTCGATCTCGCACAGTGATCTGAAAATTGAGCTAGTGAATGGCTCCTTGATCCAGGTGATGAGTGTCGAGAACATTAACAAGTCAGCGATTGGGACCAACTGTTTGGGGGCAGTCTTTAGTGAATTCGCAGCGTATGACACCGAAGAATCATGGAACCTGGTCCGACCCATCTTGGCGGCCAATGATGGCTTTGCCATTTTTGCCTATACCCCACGAGGACACAATCACGGCTATAAGCTCTATGAGCATGGGAAACGGGAACCCGAATGGTTTACGTCCTATTATACGAGTGACCAGACCTTCAAGCACGACGGCTCACCGGTGGTTAGCCAAGCCACCATTGATGCGGATCGACGATCGGGAATGCCGGAGGAACTCATTTCCCAGGAATATTATTGTTCCTTTGAAGGCTTTATGCAGGGAGGGTTTTTCAGTGAACAGTTTGAGGAGGCCAAGCTTCGTGACCGATTTACTCGCATTCCATACGATCCATATCGACCCGTGGATACGGTGTGTGATCTTGGCGTTGGGTTGAATTTTGCCGCATGGCTCTTTCAAGTGTATGATAACAAAATCAATATTATTGAGTTTTACAATAGTCACACTGGCTCCATTACCGATTTCGCTCGATATGTGCATGGCTTGCCGTATACCTATGGGAACCATTACGCCCCGTGGGATGCGAACAAACCGAATGAGGAAGCGGGGATTCGACGATGTGACACAGCCTATCAATTAGGCATTCCGTTTATTGTCCTGCCCAAACTTGCGGTGGAGGAACGCATCAATGCAGGGCGGTTGATTTTTAAATACTGTTACTTTGACCAGGAACACTGTCGGGATGGATTGATCCACCTTCAAAATTATCGACGCAAATGGAATGAACGCTTGCAACAATACGAAAATCGGGAGCTGCATGACAAACACTCTCACGGAGGTTCAGCCTTTAGTTACCTCGGAGTAGCCTGTCGAGATAAGGTCATGCACGTTCCATCCCTGCCTCGTACCGCAGGGATGACGTTTTCACCCTTTAAATTAGGGAAGACCGCTGATGTAGAATTACCCGCACAGTGGTCCTATCGATGATTTGGGAACTCGACGATCTCGAACAATTGGTCCCGTATTTGGACGAGGCCCATACGACATTGAATCAGGCTGGCAAGCCGAACCCCGACAAGTTTCGCTACTTGTTGAAGGACCTCTTCCCCACACGCCAGTGTTGGGTGATTGGGAACTTTCGTGCTGCACTCTTCGGAGTGGTCTATCCGCATCCATGGGCCGATCATCTGGTGGGAATGATCCCATGGTCATTTTATCGGCAAACATATCGGCCTGGAGCCGAGTTCATTCGACTCTACCAACGCTATATAGAGTGGGCAGAAAGTCAGGGAGCGTATGAAATCAACTTTAGTTATCAAGGACATTTGTCAGAGCGGTGGCGACAACGGTTGCGTCGATGGGGGCCAGACCGGATGGAAGCGACCTATACCCGACTCATTGTGGGTTCGTGACCTCGACACAGGGGAACGACTGTATCCCGCTTTAGGGGGTGGTGCCGAACCAATTAGTAAAGGAATGCTCATTATGGCTTCAGTGGCAGCCTCAGCCACTACCGCAGTAGTGGGATCACTGTTAGCCCCCAAACCTCCCAGTCCACCAAGCTTCGATATTCCGTCAGATGCGGAACTGGCAGCGAAGGAATCACGAGCAGAGCGACAGGAACGGCTCCGTCGTCAACGGGCGGTGACCTCGCAATCAACGATGTTAACGTCAACCTTGGGAATGCCAATTCCGGAAAACAAGGTGGCAAAACCCACACTGGGAGGGATCGCATGAAATGGCTCGTACTCTTCATGATTCTATGTCCCATGTATGTCTTGGCCTGTGGACCGAATACACACCCTGATGTCTGTCAAGGAGCGGTGTGTGGGACCGAACAAGATATGCGGGACTGGTTGGAGAAACAGAAAGGCCAAGCGTAATGGCACGAGATTACAAAAAAGAATACCGTGACTACCACGGCAAGCCGGAACAGAAAAAGAATCGGGCAGCCCGTGGACGGGCACGATATCAAATGGAGAAAGATGGGCGGGTGAAAAAAGGTGATGGGAAGGATGTGCATCATCGAGATGGGAATCCCAACAATAACCGTCGGTCCAATTTAACCACGACATCCAAATCTTATAATAGGAGCAAGAAATAAATGGGAGGCTTCTTTAGTAGTCCATCACCACCACCAGCTCCAGCTCCAAAACCGGCACCCGTAGCTAAAGCTCCGGAAACGAAGTCTGGACGAAAACGACGGTTAGCCAAACAACGCCATCAACGGGGAGGAATCTCCGAGGATCAATTATTCGTGGTCTCCAAATTAGGCAAACCCGTACCGGCACAAAATGTAGGCAAACCGATGTTAGGATAAGATTATGCCATCAACCGTAGATATCATTACACGTTATAAAGAACAGAAGGCCCAACGCCACAACTGGGACAATAACTGGCAAAAGATCGCTGAACTCTTGGTACCGCACTTGGCGAACATCCGGACCAAACGAGCGGATGGCGATAAGCTGACACAGGAACTCTTTGATGCCACAGGAATTGATGCCCTCAATAAGTTAGTCAATGCGTTGGTGTCCACGGTCTCAGGCATGTGGTTTAGTCTACGGATGCGAAATGAAGACTTGAACTTTGAAGCAGCCGTCCAACTCTGGTTGGATCAATCGTCACGACGGATGTTCAATGCCCTCAATGTGTCCAACTTCCGGTCAGCCATTCATGAAACCTTTTTTTCCCTCGCAGCCTTTGGCACCGGTTGTCTGTTCCTTGAAGAGAACAAAGACAGTCGCATCCGTGGGTTCCGAGGGTTACGGTTTCAGTCGGTGCCAATTGGCACCTATGTGATTCAAGAAAACGGCATGGGGATTGTGGATACGGTGGTACGGGAAATTGACATGACCCTGGTGGAAATTGTTAAGCGATGGGGTCCGGAATCTCTACACCCCGATCGGTTGCGTCAGTTTGAAAGTAAACCATACCAACCAATTCCCGTCTTACATTCGGTACAACCGGCCTCATTATGGGAACGTCAACCCTGGGAATCCAAGTACATTGACTTGGAAAAACAATATGATTTGACGAAGCCCAAGTTATTTAAAGATTTCCCCTTCTTTGTCGCCCGTTGGGACAAAACCTCTGGAGAAATTTGGGGTCGGGGTCCAGGACATACCGCCATTCCTGAGGTAGCCACCCTGAATCGGGCACGACAACTCAAGCTGGAACAGTGGGCCTTAGCGGTCTATCCAGTCTTGAACGTGCTGGAAACCGGAGTGGTGAATGTACCGAAGATTGTCCCAGGGGGATTGAATGTAGTGCGACAGCTGGATGCGATTCGTCCCTTGGAGATTGGGCAACGGTTTGACCATACCGCCATTCCCGAAAATGAATCCAAGCTCCAGATTCGCCAAATCTTTCTCACGGAACAATTACTCCAGTTTCAAGCCATGGGGAAAACGCCACCCACGGCAACAGAAATTTTACAACGGTTGGAATTTCTCCATCAGCTCCTGGGACCAGCGGTGGCACGGATTCAGAAAGAACTGTTAATGCCGTTGCTGGATCGAACCTTCAACTTGATGCTTCGGGCCAAAGCCTTACCCGATCCACCAATACTTCTGAGCGGGGAACAGTTGGATATTCATTTTGAAGGGCCATTAGCACGGGCACAGCGATCGGATGAACTCCGGTCATTACAGGATACGTTGGCGTTAGGGGGAGGCATTAGCCAAATGAATCCAGATGTCTTGGATAATATTGATGCTGATGTCGTGATGCGGGATTTATTTAGAATTACCGGCACACGATTACGCTACCTGAGACCACCAGAAGATGTCGAGGCCATTCGCCAGCAACGCTTACAGGCGATGCAACAACAGCAACAAATGGCGATGGCACAACAAGCCATGGAAGTCGAGAAAGGAGCAGCAGATGTCCAAGCCAAAGGAGGGGGAATCCCTGGTCAGGCTCTACAGGGAGGTTTTTCGCTCTGAAGCCGGTCAATTGGTCCTCACGCATTTACGGCAACTCCACCAACAGCCCTTGCTGTCATGGTGTGAAAATACCAATCTTCTCGCCCATGCAGCCGGACGGTCCGATGTCATTATTGGCATCGATAATATTCTGAACGGGCATGTGATCGAGATACAAGCAGGAGAATCGTATGTCAGATGAATGGAAAGCAGCCATTCCCGACGAGGTCAAGAATGATCCATTATGGGAACGGTTTGAAGGAAAGTCGTTATCGGAGGTATTAAAGTCCACCGCTCATGCCCACAATACCGCTGTCGGAGCGGTGAAAGTCCCGTCATCCGATGCGTCAGACGAAGAGCTGGACAAGTTCTACAGTCGGCTCCGTCCAGAAACGGATGAGAAGTATGACATGAGTTTGAGTAACGAGATTGAATGGAACCAGGATTCGGTCGGAGCGTTTAAGAAAGTGGCACACAAACACGGACTGTCCTCGAAACAACTCCAGGGCATTCTCAATGATGGATGGGTGCCGATGGTGAAAGGGGCTGTGGACGAACAAACACGAGGCTGGCAAGAGATGGAACGGACCGCCAAACAGGAATTAGGGGAACGGTACCAGAATCATCTCAATAATACCGAGCGGTTCTTTCAACATATGGACCAACCTGGGGTGTTTGATGAACTCAAGCAAACGAGTTTGATCCATAATCCCAAGGCCTTAGAGATGTTTTCTCAAGCCTTTGAGTTATTTGATGAAGATACCATTGTGGACAGTGGCCCCGTGAAATTTGCCACCTCCCAGGATGTCTCGAAGGAAATTGCCAAACGACGGGAAGATCCAGAAGATCCCGTCAACAATCTCAATCACCCGCATCATGCCGAGGCAGTCAAGGAACTGAATGACTTGTATCGGAAGCAAGCGAGTTTGAGCTGACCGTTAACCGTGCCTCACGCTCGGTCAGGTTTTTGAGGACGAAGACCCCACGCTACGGGGTAGTCGGCTCTGTAATTCGGCAGTCAACCCGACGACAATGATTATTCATGCACGGATGTAAGAGGTAACTCATGTCGGATACTATTGATGTCTCTAGAATCCAGGGGTTTGCCGATTCAGTCCATCACATTTCCCAACAGGATCGTTCCTTACTGGAAGGTAAGGTACGGGTTCGTCCTGGCAAGGGAAAAGTGGAGTATTTTGAACGGCTTTCCCCGTCCAACATGCTTCAGGTAACGACACGGCACGGTGATACGGTGTGGAATGATATAAACCACTCCAGACGGGCTGCGTTTAAAGCTGATTACAGTTGGAGTCAGCCAGTTGACGAAGAAGATCAACTGGAACTCTTGATTGATCCCGTTGGCGAATATGCCATGGCCGCTGGTATGGCTGTGGGTCGTCGGATTGATCAAACCATCGTGGATGCCATTTCAGGGACAGCCAATACGGGAGAAGCGGGTGCAGGAACCCAGGCTCTTCCGGCTGGTCAAACCTTGAATGCTGGTGGAACCACAGGTCTCACCATGGCACTCATGGCGCAAGGTTTACAACGACTCTATGATCGTGGAGTGATTGTAAATCCGTTAGATTTTACCTATGTTCACAGCCCGAATGCTCTTCGTGATATTATTGAAGATGCGGGAGCCACAGCGTTTACCAGTACGGATTTCACGGATTCTAGCGTGATGAAGGCTGGTGTGGTACGTGAATTCATGGGCTTTAGTTGGATTATGATGCCGGATAAGGCGGTGAATACCGAAACCGGTATTCTGCCGATCGTCGAATCCACCGACCGCATTGGGACGTATATGTTCCATCGCAACGGTGTGGGCTTGGCGGTGTGGAATCGGGTGTCAGCGTCTATTGATAAACGACCTGACAAGAATAATACCACGCAAGTCTTGGTGAAAACCCACATTGGTGCGGTTCGCATCGAAGATGAACTCGTGATTGAAATTCTTGTTGATAACTCTGAATCATAAGGAGACCTAACCATGGCAGGAACAGGAACAAGTGCCGATGGCTCCAACCCTTATGAAATTCAGGTTGGAACCACACAAGACAGAAATCCGTCTTACGCAGTAAGCGGAAAGTTACGTTACGCCCATCTGCTGTATACCGTTGATGCGTCATCGGGAACAGGATCGGGTGGAGCGTTAGCCAATACCGATGAAGTCAATCTCATTCAGTTACCACCCAACGCACGATTGATGTGCGTGGATTGTGTGTATAGTTTTTCAGCGACACAAGGGTCAAGCACGACCATTGATGTGGGCTGGAGAGCCTACACGAACGTGGATGGCACCGCAGTGGCCGAAGATAAAGACGGTCTCTGTGATGCAATGATTGCGACGGTCACGGTTCCGACGAAATGGGCACCAGGAACATTCAATGCCCTCGTCGATGGAGCCGGAACGTATCGGTTTGACAGTAAAGCTCCGGTAACCATCTTCATGACCTGCAACAATGCAGGGGGAACATATGATGGTGACCTGGCTGATGTCATTGCATTTGGTTTTTACTACCTCGTAGATTAACCAATGACCAAGGAAGGGGGGCCTCAACAGCCCCCCTGACTGGGGGGAATTATGGCGACTATTTCAGATGTAAAGATATGTAACATTGCATTGCGAGAACTCCACGCCAATACGATTGCGTCCTTGACGGAGGAATCCCTCGAAGCTGAAGTCTCGAATTTGTATTACAATTTAGCACGAAACTTTGTCTTGGCAGCAGCTCCGTGGAATTTCGCCATCGTGCGATCGGATACCTTGGCTGAGTTAAGCACTGCGCCCAAGTGGGGCTATGCCAATGCCTACACATATCCAGCCGACTGTCTTCGTATTCTGGAACTCAATGATATCGATGCCATTTGGCGGGTGGAGTTGAATGATGATGGGAC